AACAAGATATTAAAGTATGGGAAGAAACCGAATTAGAAAAATACGAAGCGTCACCTTATAATTATGTATTTTTAAAATTTATTTATTGGAAACTCGAGAAACTTAGTTGTGTGTTAGTATCGAGAAACAAAGATTGGTTTAAAAATAATATTGGACAATTGGAAAAAGTGTGGAAGACAATTGAAGAAGAAAGGATTAGCGGTTATGAACATAGGGCACCCGTTAAAAAGCCAAAGAAAGACACATTGAAGCCTTTTGTAGAAAAAGAGCAAGGTTGTCTACTAAAAGTAAATAAGATAATTGTAGTAGACACAAATTTGTAAACAGTTGCAAAATTACTTCATTGTTTTGCGCAACTTTTCTAAAAAGTTTCCAAAGTTGCCTAGTATAATATATTTTGCATATTAGTCCTAAATGGTAATAAATTTACATCCGTATCAAAATATCCCACACGTGTTCCGCAATCAGGATTAACTGGTGGTAATGGTTCTACATAGTTACTCTTTAGTTGTTTTTCGTGATATAAAGCTCCGCACATTGACGCAGGCATACACGTACCTTCATCAGGATTATTCGGATATCGGATATTATTGGTAATTTGCTTATAAGAGCCTAACTCAAATATTGGGTAATGCCACCAAATATCATTTGCAGTGTTATTCGATATTTCGTTTTTCCCTATTGCTGGATACGTATCTTGTACTAAAACTTCTGTTTGAGCACTAGGATAAGGTCCGTTTGCTTGGTCTAAAGTGTAATTTGTATACCCTTCAAATTTCTTAAATGTTTCAAAATTTTTTAAGAAGAAAGGTATTCCTAATGCTAATACTAAAATAATAAATAATAATACAACTTGTTTCATATATATTATTATATATATTTTATATAATAATATTTGGGATAATACATAACTATTTTGAATTTCTATATAAATTATTTTATAAAAGAGGTTTAAAACTAAATAGCCAAAATATATAATAATGGAAACTTCTACAGAAATGCGTGTAACTAAACGTGATGGTCAATTACAAGAAGTCGCCTTTGATAAAATCCTAGAACGAGTTAAAAAATTAGGATTGGAAGCAAGAATTCATATAAATTATTCATCGTTGGTAATGAAAGTCATAGACCAATTATACGATAAGATACCTACCGCCAAAATAGACGAGCTAGCTGCAGAACAATGTGCTGCTCTTTCAGCGAATCATCCTGATTATGCATTATTAGGTGCACGCATCATTATTTCAAATCATCAAAAGAATACAGATACTGAATTCTCTACTGTTATGAGGGATTTGTACAATTTTACAAATTTTAAAGGAGAAAATAAACCGCTTGTATCCCAAGAATTATGGGATTTTACAAATTACTATGCTGCAGAGCTTAATGCAATGTTGGATTATAATAGAGATTATTTAATTGATTATTTCGGGTTTAAAACATTGGAACGCGCATATTTATTTAGAATTAATAATAAGATTGTGGAACGTCCGCAGCATATGTGGATGCGTGTAGCTATAGGTATTCACGGAGATTTAAAAGCCGATAATCAAGAAGAAACTTTGCGTATGGTAAAAGAAACATACAATTTAATGTCGCAAAAATTCTTCACTCACGCTACTCCGACTCTTTTTAATGCCGGAACACCTAGACCACAATTATCAAGTTGTTATTTGATTGCAATGGAAGACGATAGTTTGGACGGAATTTATAATACATTACACGACTGCGCACGTATTTCAAAATATGCAGGAGGTATTGGTCTGCATATTCATAATATTCGCGCAAAAGGTACCCATATTCTTGGTACTAATGGAACATCTAATGGATTGGTGCCAATGTTACGTGTATTCAATAATACTGCGCGCTACATTGACCAAGGAGGTGGAAAACGTAATGGCTCGTTTGCTATTTACTTAGAACCTTGGCACGCGGATGTAGAAGATTTTTTAGAGATGAAGAAGAACCACGGCGACGAAGAGTTAAGGGCGCGCGACCTATTTTATGCTTTATGGATTCCGGACCTTTTTATGGAGCGTGTAAAAGAAAATGCAAAGTGGTCGATTGTTTGTCCACACGAATGTCCTGGTTTAGCTGATGTATATGGTGAACAATTTAAAGAATTATATGAAAAATACGAGAGTGAAGGTAAAATGCGAAAAACGGTAAACGCCCGCGACTTATGGTTTAAAATATTGGACTCGCAAATGGAAACCGGAACACCTTATATTTTATATAAGGATGCCTGCAATCAAAAGTCAAATCAAAAAAATGTTGGCACTATAAAAAGCTCAAATTTATGTACCGAAGTAGTGCAGTACTCTGACGATAAAGAGACCGCGGTTTGTAATTTGGCCAGTATTGCGCTACCAGCTTTTGTAAATGAAGCCACCAAAGAATTTGATTACGAGAAACTACATTACGTCACCAAAGTGGTAACCAATAATTTAAACCGTGTCATTGACATTAATTTTTATCCTACTGAAAAAACGAAAACGAGTAATTTTAGACACCGTCCTATTGGTATTGGTGTGCAAGGATTAGCCGACGCATTTATTATGATGAATATACCATTTCATTCAGATGAAGCAAAAGAAGTAAATAAATTTATTTTTGAAACTATTTATCACGCTGCTTTAGAGAAAAGTAATGAGTTGGCAATACAGTACGGCTCATACAGTTCATTTGACGGGTCACCGGTTTCACAAGGAATTTTACAATTTGATATGTGGAATAAAGAACCCGTACCAGGTCGTTATGACTGGACTATTTTAAAACAATCTATTATAACAAATGGATTACGAAATTCACTGCTAATTGCTCCAATGCCCACTGCGTCCACCTCACAAATACTCGGATACAATGAATGTTTTGAGCCAATTACTAGTAATTTGTATAGCAGACGCACATTGGCTGGCGAATTTGTGGTGGTAAACAAATATTTAATGAAAGAACTTATACAGTTAGGTCATTGGAATGAACAAATCAAAAATAATATTATAGCGAATAAAGGGTCTGTCCAACAATTGTCTATGTTATCAGAAGAAATTAGAAATAAATACAAAATCGTTTGGGAAATGCCGATGAAACATTTAATCGATATGGCAGTTGATAGAGGCGCCTATATTTGCCAAAGTCAAAGTTTGAACCTATGGTTAGAAGACCCAACGTATAATTCCTTGACCTCTATGCATTTTTATTCTTGGAAACAAGGTCTTAAGACGGGTATTTATTATTTGAGAAGAAAGGCCAAGCATCAAGCACAACAATTTACAATTGAACCGGAGCAAAAAGACAATACTAGTGAACGAGATGAGATATGCGAAAGTTGCTCGGCTTAGTAGCCAAACATTAAGAATGGCGTTGAAAAAATAAATTTATAACGATTTTCGCATTATAAATTTATTTTTATTTTTTAAGATTTTTCTATAATAACTGAATATCTTTTGTAGCCTCTATAAATTTCTCACAATTTTCTAAAAGGTCTACATCATACTCCATCTTGATATAACAACGCAGCGTTATTAAAATATCATTAAAGGAGTTGTGTAGATTATTAGGAACACTATGAAACAAGTAATTATGTAACTCTACCAATTTTGGGTATTTATTATATTCTTTACCAAACTTGTCAGTTTTCTTGATAGCACATAATTCTATTGAATTTTGCAGTGTACAATATATATTTTTAAAATTTGACAAATCATACAAGTTATTTTTATATTTTCTACTTTTATCCTCTGACATATCATTGTAAATAAGTCTTAAAAGCTCAACCTTTACCATTGCAATATCAAACATTACATTATGACCCACTAAAACGTCTATACTATGTAAATGATTACAAAATACATTAATTATTTCGATTATATCTATACCTCTAGTTTGTGATATTTCCTTAGTTATTCCGTGTAGCTCTATTGAACCTTCCGAAATTACTACATCTTTCCCCACTTTTACTATATTGTCGCTCGAAACTACCATATCATTCACATCTGTATCATAAATGACATAACTAAATTGTACTATATGAGGCCATAATTTTAGTGTATCGGGGTTCATTATTTTTGATTGCGGCAGTCCAGTTGTTTCCGTATCAAAAACTAAAACACGCATTCTATTGGATTATAATTATTTTACTGGTAAGATTTTAAGCTTTTGTTCGTTTATTTAATATATATACTACATTAAAAAGGTTTTAATTGTCAATTTTATTTCTTTTTACTGATATAGTGTTTACACATAATTTTTACAAATACCAAAACTACGGCGGTGCCAAATGGTGATACCGTGTTCTTTTATGCCATCTAAATGTCTTTTGGCCCCGTAACCTTTATTTGAATCTATGCCATAATATTCCGCTAGTGTAGGGTTTTGTTCGCACAACTCCTCAATATATTTATCCCTTTCTACTTTTGCCAATATAGATGCAGCTGCAATAGAAGCGTATTTATTATCCCCGCCTTCAACCGTCACGTGTGGTATGGTTTCAATCTTATTGGTTTTTTTATTTAAATAAGTTATCGGTTTAAAATAATTTCCATCAATTAATAAACTATATGAATAATCCATTTTCTCTTCTTTTCCATTATCTTTAAGAACTTTGTTATATTGTTTTTTTACTTCTAGTATGGATTTATGCATTGAAGTTTGTGTTGCTTGTAAAATATTAATATCATCAATCGTTTTCTCATCTTCGAAACTTATATACCAAGCTAGCGCGTGTTCTTTTATATATTTCGCAGCTTCTTCTATTTTCTTTTTTGAATGAAATTTTTTACTATCTTTCACTTTTGAACAATCAAAACTGTCATCTTTAGGTAAAATTACCGCAGCGGTGTAAACTCTGCCAAACAACGGACCTCTTCCAACTTCATCTACACCTATTTCATATACGCTATCATCCTTATTGTAACATTTTTTTAATACTGGTTCAGGTGCTTTGGGTTTTCTTGTTTTAGTTTTACTTTCGGGTTTTGGTAAAAGGATGTATTCTTCGTCAGATTCATCAATAATTTCAGCGCATTCGTAGTCGGTTTTCATAGTAGATATAAATTATTTGTAGAATAAATATTCAATCAATTTTTAAATATATTATAGTTATAAACTTTTTTCACACTATAAATTATACAATGAATACTGAAGCATTATTTCTTTTCTTAATTTTATTATTAGGCCTAGTTTTATGTTCATTTTTAGGAGGTAATTGTGGAAGTGAGGGCTTTACTGGTAATTTTTCAGGAACATTTACCACAAATAACAACAACAATAAGCAATCCAGTAACAAGGCCTCTACCAACGGGGCATCTACTGCTTCTAATATAAATTATGATAATTATAATCATTACGAAGGTTCGTCTACTCAATTAACAAGTGGAAACACTTTTTATGGTAAAAATGGGGGGTCAGTCGTAGTAAATACAAATAGTGACGGAACCCAAACTTTACAAGTTACATTAGCAGATGGTCAACAGCCAATGACATTTGCACCACAATCAGCGTCGTCGCAATCTTCGTCCTCAACAGAAAGTTACACCAATTACTACGGAAACAATGGAAGCGCAACCACTTATTACGGACCAAATGGTTCAACGGCTACTATTGTTTATGCTGACAATGGACAACAAGCCGTGAATGTGCAAACATCGAACGGTTCTTACACTTTTACGTCATCGGGTAGTTATTATAACCCTGACAACACTTCTTCTACTGAATATTATGGAAGCACTGGATATCAGGTAAATACGTATCAAGGCGCTTACGGTGGTTCTGCAGGAGCAGTCACTGGACCACAAGGCAACACTGCTTATTATGCACAAGGACCAAACGGGAATGCTGTTGCACAAGGACCAAATGGGAATGCTGTTGCACAAGGACCAAACGGGACAACTGTTGTTGGAACAACCGATACAAATCCTTACTATTACCAAGGTGCTTCATCTAGTCAATATTATGGTCCTTATGGTGGTTCTGCTGGTGCAGTAACTGGACCTCAAGGTAACAGCGCTTATTATGCACAAGGACCTAATGGGACTACTGTAGCTGGAACTTCAAGTAATTACGACTATTACAACTCATTGCCTCCTGGTATTCCTGCTAGTCAAATCCCTTCCGGCCAAGAAGATTTATACATTTTGAAATCACAAGTTGTTCCTCCAGTCTGTCCAGCACCAACTGTTATTATGAGTGACCCTAACAAAGAAGCGAAGTGTCCACCATGTGAGCCATGCGGAAGGTGTTCTGAACCATCATTTGAATGCAAAAAAGTACCTAACTATAATGCAATAGACAATCAATATTTACCTCAACCAGTATTAAATGATTTTAGTACTTTTGGAATGTAATCTAAATACATAATAAAAAATTAATATAAATAATAATTACTAATTTATATTAATGAATTTAGAAGAAGAAAATATTTTATTAAAATTAGAAATAGAAAAACTTATAAAAGAATTGGAAGAAACAAAGCAACATTTGAAAAAATACACTTCTCCTGAAAGAAACAAAAAATATTACAATGAACATAAAAAAGAAATTATTGCAAAACAAAAACCTACATCAATTGAAAAACGAAAAGAATATAACAGAATTTCATATTTAAGAAGAAAAACTAATAAAGAAATAATACTAAATGCGAATGATGACTTAAAATAATATTATAAGAAAATTTGATTCTATAATTGCAGCAACTAATTTTTTAAAAATTAATAAAAATGTAATAATTAATAGTTCTAAGGGCAAAACTACTACTCCCAAATGCGGCTTTCACTTTCGTTATGATAATACATAATAAAACTCCGATATTTTATTATTTATTCCCGTGTCTTGATACATTTCTTGTCCATTTTAAAAGTGGCACTTTTATCTTCCTGAGGCACAATATTAATCACACACTTTGATTTCTTACCATATAAGGGTTCTGTACAACCTTTTTCTTTCTTTCTCCGTGTAGTAGTCTTTTTAAAGGTAAACACATTGGGTTTTTCTTCGGTACATCGCGACCTAAAATGTTCATATCTTTCTCTCACATCGCAATAAGTTAAATTAGATTTTTTATGCAACATCTTGTTGATTGTTTCGTGCAACTCATAAATATAGCGCGAAAAAGTGTCTCTAGTTGCCATATGACACATTTTCAAGGGTTTCTTTTTGAAATTGTTTGTCAAATTCGTTCTACAATATTTGCACGGTAATACGTACTGTAAATTAATGACAAAATCTCTGTAATGTTTTTTATCTTCCGGCGTTGGTTTTACTGGATAGTTGAAACTCATCGTGTGCAAATAATGCCACATTGCCGGACCCCAAACCGATACCAACATACCGTCTCCGGATTTATAATCATTTTTTGTAAATGTTCTCTTTTTTGTTTTATTGTGTGTATTTCTATTTTTACGCGTATTACTATTTTTCATTGTATTTGTCATATATTATTACTATATTATACATCAATATATTATTTTCATTTTCATTTTATTTTTATATTTTTGTTCGGTATAATTTACACCTTTCGACCCATCTAAAACAACTAAAATGATATTATCCAAAAATTATAATATCCTTAAATTTTATATGGATACCGAAACCCCATTTAATTTATTGCTGTTCACCAATGAAACAAAAAAAGTATGTATATGTTCTGCTACATCTATTTTTATTATTATTCTTTTTATTATTAGCCCATTAAGCAATTTCTTCAAAACATCGTTATTTATGAAAATAATCGCCTTATTATTGTTGGTATACACAATATATTTGAATATACAGCAAACAAATTTGTTAAAAATGGCAACTCAGCTAACTAATTCAGACCCATTAAAAGGACAATTAAGCACCAATCTTATATGCAGTTATATATTTACATTATTTATCGGGTTATTAGCAATTTTTGTTATCAAAAGTTTTTTCTAATATAAAATCTTGTCTGTCTTATTTTTCCATTCTTCAAAAGGGTTATTATCAGGGATTTTTATATTGATAAATTGTACTTTTCTATGTTCCATATTTTTTTTCAATTCATCGTAAATAAATGAATCATCAAAATCATAACTTGAAGCGTCTTCTTTAGTAAAACAATAATATACTTTTTTTATTCGAGACCAATAGATTGCTGATAAACACATTGAACACGGTTCGCAACTGGTGTATAAAGTACAATTTGCTAAATCGTGTGTTTTTAATTTTTGACACGTATTCCGTATGGCTACTATTTCTGCGTGCGCTGTTGGGTCAAAAGATTTGGTCACTATATTATTTCCACTAGCTAAAATTTCATTTGTTTTACTATCAACTATAACACACCCAAATGGACCCCCATTATTTCTAACCGAGTTTATTGCTAATTTACACGCCTCTTCTAAAAATGAGCTGTTTTCGTCCATACTTTATTTACTATAATATTATTTGTTTACTATTTTATATTTGTTTATTATTTTATATTTGTTTACTATTTTTATATTTTTTTAGTAAAATATTCGATAGATTTAGAAAAAGGAGTTGTTTTAGTAGAATATAAGAGAGGTTTTTTAATTTCCATTAATTTTTCATAATATAATTTATCATTTGGAAAGTCGTATTTTTTTAATTCAACCAACTCTCCATTATTTTTTCGAAACAACATTTTAACTATATAGTTTATATGAATTATACCTTTATATTGTATTCGTTAAAAGAGAATGTTAATTTCTTCTAGAATATATATAAATGTACTCAAAAAATCCATTATTTAACCAAGCATTACCTATGGGCACCAATCCAGGGTTTTTATCAACGTTTCAAAATGCTGGTAAAAATTTAAATAACACAACAATTATGATTATAGTAGTATGTCTTATATTTGCTATTTTAGCAGGGTTTTACTATTTTTATTATGTTGCACCACAAATGAAGACCAAATATAAACCTAATAGCGAACAAATCCCCAGCGACACCGCGTCAAACAATGAAGCAGAACTGTTATTTTTCTACGCCGACTGGTGTCCTCATTGTAAAACCGCCAAACCTATTTGGAACGATTTAAAATCTGAATACCAAAACAAAACCATTAATGGATACCAACTTGTATTTACCGAAATTAACTGCTCCGAAGAAACTGCCGAAGTAGAAAAAATGATGAACAAATATAATATAGAAGGTTATCCTACTATTAAATTATTAAAGGATGGACAAATCATTGAATACGACGCAAAACCTTCAAAGGACACCCTCACTCAATTCTTGAATACTGTCTTGTAAGACTAAACTAGAGAGAAAATTTACGGCCGTTTCTGTGCCATCTTTGAACAATTCGCGACGAATTTCTATATTACTAAGTGCACTACGTAATACTTCTATATTTAAATATTTCGCGTCACATATGATTTCGTTTTTTAATGGTGGTTGATTATGGTCTGTATTTACACTAAAAATTATTTTAAAAAAAAATTCAAGCAAAAAATCTAAAAGATTTGTTTCGTCGTTTATATTATTTTTATTATTTTTATCATTCTTATATTTATTTTTAAACCCTAGTATTTCGTCAGGTAATTTTCCTGAAGCAATACAAAAATTCAACGGATAATTACAAGACAAGCCGCCGTCAATATAACATTTACCATCGATACAAACCGGTGTCACTAATAGAGGTAAGCCACACGTCATTTGAACTGCTAACATAAGCGATAATTTTGGATGTGTTAAATAAGAAATATCTTGTATTTTAAATTCATTTATCTCAAAAGAAAAAAAATGCAATTCAATATTTGAAAATTTATAAAAATCCTCCAAATTTATATTCATAGGAATATCTTTAGCATCTAGTAGGGGTTTAAAACATTTTTCAATCGTTTTTGTGTCAAAAATTCCCTTCTTGGTGTAGGCGTCAAATATATTTTGCACTTTAACTGGAAATACATCTTGCCACGGTCGTTTAATAATATAGTCATTTATCGTTGCCCAATCAAATTTAAGACAAATTAATATACCTACAATCGCACCTGCAGAGGTTCCATAAATCGTTTCTATATTATTCATCGAAATAAAATGCTTCTCTTCAAGATGTTGAATAGCTCCCAATACTTGCACCATTATTGGCCCGCCACCGGAAATAACCAAATGTTTTATTGTCATTTTGTTGTATTATTTAAATTTAATACATTAATTTTAATAAGTTTTTTTCTAAAAGCAATTTAATGACAAATATATTTACATTAGAAAATATAGAAGACTTTTCCGAAAAGCTGAATATCGATGAACTATATGAGAAAAAACGTCAACAAGATTTGAATAAATTGGCATTATTTAATAAAATACTTAATCGTATTCACGTTAAAATTAAAACCGTGTCTCGTCAAAAAGTTGACGACCAATTTTGCTGGTTTCTAGTTCCGGAAACAATCATTGGCGTGCCAAGGTACGACCAAGGTGCGTGTATTGCTTATATAATTGACAAACTCAAAATAAATGGTTTTGTTGTGCGATATATTCATCCAAATATGTTATTTATATCGTGGATGCATTTTGTCCCGTCATATGTAAGGACAGAATTGAAAAAGAAAACAGGTATTGTAGTGGATGAATTTGGTAAAAAAATTGACGAGAATGGCGAAGAAAGAGACGGGTCTATGAAAAGCATTACCAATGTGCCAACCGACCCAAATGATTATATATTAAACAGCAAAAATCTAGACCAAAATAATAAAATTAAACTTAAGAAAGAATATACGCCTATAAATTCCTATAAACCGTCAGGAAGTTTAATATACGATGACGCTGTTTTAAATAAAATCGAAGACAAGTTTTTGTAATTCATTTGACAATCAAAATACAAAAATATAAAGACAATATAAAAAAATTTAAAATATTATATTATTTTATATGATATCTAGTCAAATAAACAAAATAAGAAACATAAAAGAAATACGAAATATGGAACAAATACGAAATATGAATAAAACAAAAACAAAAAAAAACAAGGGTAAACTGTTAAAAATGGTTAAAATGTTAACACCTAGTCAGCGAGATTACGTATGTAAAGAATCTGCCAATACATATGACACATTTGAAGATAAAGCGGAAGAAATGTTTAAAAAAAATAAAATGAATATTGTTTCCAGTACTTATAATTTAGAAAGACAAATTGTTTCAGACCTCAAAAAGGCCGTCAATCCTAAAAATATTCGTCCAAATGAAGACTTTTATTCTTATATAAACGACAGATGGATATCTGCTTATGAATTAGAGAAAAATCAACAATACATAGTACAAGTTGATGATTTTAGAATTGTACAGGATAAAGTGTATCGACAGTTAATTGAAATCATTCAAGATTATACAACAAATCCTTTAACAAAGAACAGTAAAAAGGCACAATGTATTAAAACCGCATACGATTCATTTAAAATATATAACACAAAATTACAAACTAGAACTATAGCTACAAATATATTGTCTTATATCGACCATTTAACGAAAAATGATAAAAATATATGGGAACTATTAGCCTTTTTTAACAAAAACGAAATAATTTCGTGGGGTTGTCCGTTTGTATGGTCTCTAAACCCCGATGATAAAAACCCTAAAATATATAAATGCTATTTAGAACCCGCACAATTAAGTTTAATTGATATTAATTTATATTTTGACGATAATAGCGATACAGCCGAATATAAAAAATATAAGACGCAATATCGCGACAAATTTTTTAATTATTTAACTGATTTGTTTGAATTAGCGTTAGGTGCTGACAACGGCTTCAACGTTAAAGATATTTTAGACGTAGAATTTGAAATATTAAATGCTATGTCGTGTGAATTAATTAAAGAATACGACCCCGATTACTACAATGTAGTATCAAAAGAAGAGGCTATAAAAGATTTTAATTTTGATTGGTCATCATTCTGCCATCATCTAGGTTTTAAAAAAATTCCTAACAGTTTTGTCACGTCCAATGTAAATTATTTATTGTGTGGGACAAAACTATTATTAGAAAAATGGAAAACACCAAAATGGCGAACATTTTGGATTTATTTATATATTCGTCAGCAATGCAGATGGGATGAAAACGGATGGAAAAGTTTTTACAAATTTCAGGGTAATTTTGTAAAGGGTCAGCAAACAAACGTCGACAGTTATATACGACCCGTTTTTCCAATGGGGTTTTTGTTCAATACTTTTTTAAGTAATGAATACATACAACGTTATAACAATCCACAAGCGATTAATTATGTTAAAACGATGGCTGAAGATTTAAAAACGGTATTTATTCGCATTATTAAACGTAACAACTGGATGGCTCACCAAACAAAAGAAAAAGCTTTAGAAAAGTTAAAACATTTTAAGTTAACGGTTGGTTCTCCTGAATTATTGAGAGAAGACCCATTGCTTCATTATAAAGATGACGACCCGTGGGGGAATTTAGTAAAAATGGCCGAATGGAGGATGAAACAAGCAATCAAATTAGAAGGTAAAAATGTCATTGATATACCCGTCATCGATTGGTCAGATATACCGCCTAAATTTATAGGAACACAAGCATACGTCGTAAATGCAGCATATACACCTACAGAAAATGGTATATACATACCTTTAGGTTATATACAAAAACCGTTTGTAGATTTAGATGAAAGAGGTTTAGAATATAATTTAGCACATATTGGCTTTACTATAGCGCACGAAATGTCCCACGCGTTAGATGATTTAGGGTCTAAATATGACGAATTCGGTCGATTAAATAATTGGTGGACAGAAAAAGACCAAAAAGAATTTGAAAAAATACAAAACGACGTTATTAAGCAATATGAAGTTTTTGCATCGTATGATGGTATTAAATTCGATGCAGAACCTAGTATTGGCGAAGATTTAGCGGACATATCCGGTTTAGCAATATGTCAAGAATATTTACGAGATTTTCAATTAAAAAATGAAGATATTTTACCAATACAATCGTTATCGTTTGAGGCATTTTTCGTTTATTTCGCCATTCAATCTAGACAACAAATTTCCAAAAAGGCTATTTTAGCACAATTAAAAACAAATCCACATCCTTTAGACAAATATCGTTGTAATGTTCCCTTGTCTAGAACGAAAGTATTTAGGGCTATTTATAATGTTGAAAAAGGGGATAAAATGTGGTGGCATTCAACAAATACAGTTTGGAATTAATTAAAATAATTTAGAAATTTTAGCGTTGGAAATTTTTTTGTGGCGTATATATATAAAATGAGTAGTCGCACAGCAAGCCGCAGGTCCAGTCGCACATCAAGTCGCAAGTCAAGCCGCACATCAGGCCGCACATCAGGCCGCACATCAGGCCGCACATCAGGCCGCACATCAGGTCGTACATCAGGACGCACAAGAACTGGTGGACGCAGAAGAAGAAGAAGTAGTAGTCGTTCAAGTTCGTCCAGTCGTCAAAACCAATAAACGAATTACATTCTAGTTTTACCAAAAAGTAAGGTGTAATTTAGATATTATATAAAATATACTATCTAAAATATAGAATTACGAAGTGTTATCATATTTTGATAAACAAGACTTCAAATAATATTCAAATAATATATACTGTATATATATGGCTACAAGACGTCAACGATTTTTACGAAATAAAACTAGAAAAATGCGCCGAGGTAAAAAAAATAAAACAGGTAAAAAATGGACTACCGCAATAGACGCTGCATCATTAACATTAAAGAAAACTGGCTCGATACGAGCAGCGCGGGAGAGTTTGAAAAAACAAGCATTACGAAACGCACGTAGATTGTTTGGTTCTGTTGGCGTATAAAAAAATTGATATAAAAATAATATAAAATTATAACGGTTATTTGTTACAATTTTATAATGACAAGTGAAACTATTGCAGCATATTGTTTTGTTTTATTTATGGTGTTTCCTGCTTTATATCAAATCTGTTTGGTAGCATTGAATTCAACTGTCACTTATTTACATAAAAAAATGGCACCCCTTGGTCGGTAATGCTGGTGAATAGAAATTTTCGGAACTATAAAAATGTATTCTTTATAGATTTTCCTTTTCCACTAATATATTTTTGGCAATATTCTTGATTATTTTCTCTTCTTTTTCATAATCATTATCACCGGACCCACCCATTGCTTCTATAATGATTTTACTGTATTTGTCGGAATTCTTGGAATGGTAGTTCTTA